TAAACAGTTACAAAGTGGTGGGGGAGTTTCCAGTGGCTCTAGGGCACTGCCTCTTCATTCTTCAGGAGTAGGGCCAGAGGATTCTTTCCGTTTCGGGGCTGATCCTCTAGAAACCAGACAAGCACCAGACTTTGCTGTTGAGAAGGCGGGTAAAGAAGCTGAGGGGCTTGCAAAAGTTCACGCTCAAGAAGCTAAAACTGGCCGCCCTGTCAGCACTAAAGGCAAGAAAGAAGGAAGCACAGGAAAGTCTGTTCCTAAGATGTCTAGTGAGCGTAGTTTACTTGAAGGCATGGCAGAAGAAGCAGAGGTTACTCCTCCAAGGACTTTCCCTAAACACCCCGATGGTATCCGAGCGTTAATCGCTGAAGTTCAAGAACAAATAGATACCTCTCCGTTTGGGCCTTCTGAATCCACCTTAAGCTACCTTGAGTTCTTGAAGACCCGACTTAAAGAATTTGATCCAGCGACGAGAGTTAAAGGCGGCCCAGGTAACGTTAAAAGTGAGGCAACTCCTCCAAACGTGTTCAGCGAAGACAATACGTTTGCTGGCCCACAGCCTGGGACGGAGTTCAACCCTATAGACGCGAAAGTGCGTCCGGGAGACAAGGTGAAGCCCGGAGGACAACCGGCTAATCCATTGCTGGAGAAGGGTGAGTCTCGACACGTCCTTCCCGCCAAGAAGAGAAGTGGAGGACGAGGCGAACCTTCTACAGACGAGATGAAAGGGCCAGCCGAGGGTGTTCAGAGAAAAAGTTCTGTGCCAAAGGGCAAAGAAACAATGGACGCCGCGGAAACTCAAGAGTCCATGCTTGATCTCTTCGGGAAGGAGCAAGCGGAAGACGTGCAAAACATCCGCGCCATCCTGAACAAAGAAGGCGTTGGGATGGACAGAGATGTTGCAGGATTTGAAGCAAAGGTTGCGACGAAAGCTCGACAAGTGAATGAAGTCCGCAAACGTATTTTCGAAAAGCATCTTGATCCTTTAACAAGAGATTTAGGAGTTCCTTTCGGCAGCATCTCTAAGAGAGAGTTTGAAGCTTTGCCGCCCTATAAACAAAGGATGTTCGCTACTAGAAGGGACATCTCTCAAAAAGTGGACGAGGCTTGGAAAGCGAAAGACTTGGATGCTATGTTGGCAATCGAGGACCGACTGGTTAGACCGTTAAAAGGGTCGCAAGGAACTCTTAACCTTGGCGTTAGTGGGCAGCCCGTAGTCCCAGAAGGTGCGAGAACGGTTTTCAGGACTAAGCAGACAACTACTCCCCGACTGTCAGAGGGAGAAGGCATCACCCAAGACATGATTGAAATGCTTAAATCCATTGACGACGTTCCACCTGAGCCTCCAAAAGTTAGAAACGTTGGAGCGGTTGAAGGGCCTCCCACAGACTTTGAAGGAGATGTTCGCAACTTCTTAAGAGAAGAGCCTTCCAACACCCGCGGCAAAACGTCCTCCCGAAGAGTCAGAACTTCTTAATGCTCTGATCCGCCGGACTCAAGGCCGTGTAGAGCCTTCAGAAGTTACGGAGACTTTCGACGCTTTCCTCTCCCAAGGCCAAACGCCTATCCAAGCGTTTGAGACAATGTTGCAGGTAGTAAACTGATGGCAGACGATCAAATTCCTGAAGAGGTAGATGCAACCATTGACGCATCCCTCGGAGACGCAAAGCCCTCTCGCCGTCGTAAGCGGCGTGATCCTGCTTATCGCGTTGTGGGTGATAGTAAGATCCCCGTTTCCAAAGCAACGGGCAAGGTTTGGAAGTCTCGCGTGGCGCAAGGCCAGGTGCATACTAAAGATGTACGTGAGGCGTGGTCGGAAGCGATAAGGTACTTTGAGAACGACCAACTCCCTCATAGAGAGGGACAAGAAAACGCTTCTGGCAACACCAGAGGCAATCGGAAACTCAACGACAACATTACAGAGACAGAGAACGTCGTCTTCGCCAATGTGACGACTATGGTGCCCGCGTTGTACGCTCGGAACCCTAGAGCAGAGTTCACGTCCAATGTAGAGGCCAGGAAGCCCCTTGCTACTATCCTTGAGCGCCTCGTAAATGTCTTAGGCGCTCGGAAGGCGGCTCCCGGCATCAACATGAAGCCGAAGGCCAAACGAGCTGTTGTTACCTGTCTCTTGACCAATCGGGCATGGGTCAAGATTGGTTGGACGAACAAGGCGGAGAGTAGTGAGCAAGCTCTGATTGACTTGGGGAAGTTGTCCAAGGAACTAGAGAAAGCTAAAGACGCCAAGAAGATTGTCGAGATTGAAGGCAAGCTACAAGCTCTTGAAGAGTCTATCGACATCTTACAGCCTTCTGGGCCGTTCGCAAAGGTCAAGACGCCTTTTGAGATCATTGTTGATCCCAATGCGAAGGAGATCGACCTCTCTGATGCCAACTGGGTCATTGAAGAGGACATGCTACCTACTGAATACATCTTAGCCAAGTATGCTAAGAAAGGAAGGAGTAGCAAGGAATACAAGTCCATCTTCCAGCCTTCTCATGTTATGAAGGCCACTCTTGAAGGCGATGAAGGGGTTGAGAACGCTGACAACTTCAGTATCTTCTCCGAAGACAAGGATAGCACTGCCAAGTCGTTTGGCTTCGCTGATGAAGAGTCATTCAACAAGGCGAAGATGACTAAAGTCTACATCGTCTGGGATAAAGTGACTCGCCGTGTTCTCATGTTCAACAGCAAGGATTGGACGTGGCCGATCTGGGTTTGGGATGATCCTCTAAGTCTTGACACCTACTTCCCGTTCTTCCCGCTCACATTCTTTGAAAGTCCTAACGGTCCACTCACTAAAGGTGAGGTCACATATTATCTGGATCAACAGGATGCCATCAATGAGATCACCGACGAGGATCGCCGTGCCCGTCGTTGGGCCAGACGTAACATCTTCTACAATAGCAATGTGATATCACAGGAAGATGCGACCGCTGTGCTTAATGGCGATGACGGTACAGCAAGAGGACTCAATGTCCCAACAGACATTAAGCTGAACGATGTAATCGCGTCAATCGTTCCTCCGTCACTCCAGTTCGAAAAGATTTTCGACAAGGAAGCTAAGTATCGGGCGATTGATCGTATCTCATCTGTTGGTGCTGTTCTCCGTGGTGAACAGTTCAAGACAAACACAAACAAGGCCGCTGTACAAGCTAACACTCAATCCGCCAACATGCGTGTAGATGAGAAGTCTGACCAGATTGAAGACTGGATTGGTGCCATTTACTGGGGAGTTACACAACTCTGCTTGATGAATATGTCTAGAGATGATGTCATCTCTCTCATTGGCGAAGAAGGAGAACAGTGGGAGAATATGGAGAGGGCAGAAATCTCTCAACTCTCTATGCAGGTTGTAGGTGGTTCTACCAAGAAGCCGACCAGTGCTGCGAAGAAAGAAGAGGCTCTTGAGCTTGGACAAGTTCTTGGTCAGTTTGTCAACGCAGCACCTGGGCCTGTCCTCAAAGTCATGCTTGAAGTCATGCAAGAAGCTTTTGATGAAATCACCATGCGAGAGGAAGACTGGCAGGAGCTTATTGATGCTGTCATGCAACAGGCTGGAGCAGAACAAACAACTCCTGGTGATGGTGCCCAAGGCGGGCTGGAAGTTGCTAATGCCAGTCCCGAACAGCTTAAACAATTACTAGCGCAACTACCTCCTGAAGTGAAGCAAGAAGTACAAGCTGCTATCCAATCAGGAGTTCCGCCGCAGCAAGCATTACAGGCAGCCTTGGCGCAACAGCCTCAAGGTGGTAATGGTTCTGCATCACCGCAGGGTGCGCCGCCACAGACGCCACCTGTTGCACAGTAAGGGGAAGAGTTATGGCTGAAGATACAGAAGAAGAAGAAGTCGTTCTTTCGACTGATGAGGCTATCCTAGATAGCATCGGAGAAGGGGATGAATCCACTAGCAGCACGGAAGCTGGCACGACAGATAGTACAGAGGCGACGGGCACTACAGGAACGGGCAAAGGAGCCGGTAGTAAACAAGGTGTTGCGGAAGGCACTAGAACAGACCAAGGAACAAGGCCGTCTGCTGGTCCCCAAGCCCTCACCGACCGAGACGGAAACGTTATCGCCGAAGGAGGAAAAGAAAGGCGCTTCTACGAAACGGCGCAAAGGGAGAAAGCAAGGGCAGACAGTCTCCAAAGAGACTTAGACACTTCTAAGGCTCAAATCGAGGCTATTAGTGCTGCGGGCAATCTTGGCACACAGTATAGCCTCTCTCCAGAGGAGCTTACGACTGGTGCCCAGATCGTAGCATCCTACAAAACTGATCCCGTTGCCACGATACAATATCTATTGACACAGGCCCAAGCAGCAGGGCATAATATAGATGCGCTTGGTGGCAGCAACATGGATGCTTCTGCCGTCAAGCAAATGCTAGATACGGCGCTTGCTCCACTTTTGAGCGAACACCAAACCCGAGCTGACACACAAGCGGCAGATAATCGTGCTCTTGAAATCTACAACGAGTTTTCAACCCAACATCCCGATGCTGCCGTGCATGAAGGGTCACTCGCCCGACTTCTCACACAAGAACCTAGCTTGTCGCCAGAAGCCGCGTATTACAAACTCCAGAACTACTACCTTGCAAAAGGATTAGACTGGACGAAATCCCTGGAGCAGTTGCAGCAAGAAGCGACCGCGAGAACCCCTGCTCCCGGTGACAATACGCCGCAACCGCCCGAAGGCGGTGTTAACGTTGGTAATACAACTGACACCCCTGTAGTGGCCGATGTAAGTAAGTCATTCGATGACATCATCAAGGAATCGATGGCTGAAGCTGGTATAAACGACTAGTTAGGAACAAGCAATGGCAAGCACACCGATTGCCACTGTTCTTGAATCTACCCTCACTAAGTCTCGCAAGAAGCTGATCCTAGCTTCTATCAAGTCCAATGCGCTTATGGCGTGGGCTTTTGCGAACAGCCGAGTGGAGTTTGAGGACGGTGGACATGAGATTACGAACCCTCTGACGTTGGGTCGTAATCCGAACATCACCTCGTATGAGTACTTCGACGAACAGCCGATTGCTCAGACGAGTGAGTTCGACACTGTAACCTACAACTGGGCTCGCGTAGGCGGTTCAGTTGTGATTTCAGATCAGGAAGAAGATGAGAACCGTGGCGCGGCTCAAATCTTCAAACTGATGAAAGCCAAGATCGACGTTCTTGAAGAGAGTATTAAGGAGAAGTTCTCCGAATATCTCTACGCTTCGGGAGCGGGCACTGACCCGCAGGGACTCGCACTTCTTATTCCTGCTGATCCCACTACGGGGACTGTTGGCACGATCAACCGTGCCAATGAAACCCAGTGGCGCACTTCTGCATACGACTTCAACAGCAACCTCGATAGTACGAACATTGAAGAAGCCTTTGACGACATTCTTATGGACTTGACGCTGAAAGGCGACAAGCCCGATGTCATCCTCACTGGCAGAAACTTGTATCGGCACTATCGAACCGCAGTGCGCGATAAGATCGTCATTCACCTGTCGGAGTCGAACTCTGGCAAGAAGATGATGGACTTGGGATTCTCTGGCGTCAAACACCAGAACATTCCCATGCTGTACGATGAGGATTGCCCGGTTAACGCCGCGTACTTCATCAACAGCAAGTACCTCCGCTTGCACGTCCTCAAACACGTCAACATGAAGGTCAAAGAGTTGGTCGCCCCATGGACGATTGACGCTCATGGCCGTCGTATTGTGTGGCAGGGACAGTGGTGCCTGTGGAAGTCGTTCCGTACTCATGCGTACTTGATTAACGCCTAGGCGTGAAAGGAATAAGGGGATGAATGAGAACATCAAGCCACGCTTTGAAGTACACAAGCTCAAGGGCAAGAGGCAACGTTCGTTAGTCACTCCGAAGATCGAACGGGACGCTAAAGGCGAACCAGTTCTTGACAAGGAAGGGAACGAAAAGCTGCTAGGCGGATTTGACGAACACGAAGAGTCTGTCGATGCAGGTTGGATGGTCTATTTCCCGAACGGAGCCTCTGTTCATGTGTGGACGGAAGAAGAGATGAAGCGACAGGGTTTTCTGAATGAGCCTACATTAGTCAACATGGATACTGGTGACGATGCAGGTGCCGCGAGAGGACAAAGTTTGAAGTCTCGCTCAGAATCAATCTCTGGACGTGGACGCTCCCACACCGCCGCTAACCTCTAAGGAGACTAGGCGATGACTAAAGTCCTTGCGACTTACTACCCGCGAAGCATCAATCAGTACGTTCCCAACATGGA